TGGTTTCATTCGTTTCAACTTGGATGCACTACTTCGTGGCACAACAAATGAGCGTTACGATGCCTACACAAAGGGGTTGCGTGAAGGTTTCCTTTCACTCAACGATGTTCACGCATACGAAGATATGGCACCAATTGAGGCTGGCGATCAGTACCGCGTTCCACTACAAAACATTGATGCAGCAGATGCTAAGGATGTTGGCTTAAAACTACGCACCGAAATTGCTGCAGCATTGATTCAAGTTGGCTTTGACCCAGCAGCAGTTACATCGGCAGTTGGCTTGCCTGATATGAAGCACACAGGTTTGCCATCAAGTCAGTTGCAACAGATTTCAACAATTGACCCAACCGACCCAACCGCAGTTTATGAGGTTCAATAATGCCTTACTTTGTCAGCGACAAACAAGCCGATTGTTCAGGATGGGCAACGGTTAAGCAAGAATCAGATGGCTCATATACAACAATTGTTTGCCACGATAACAAGCAAGATGCAATAGATCAGATGGTTGCAGTTTCAATTTCCGAAGATATGGAACCAGGCGGGGAAGTTAACTCAAGGAGCAAAATGAAAAAGATTGAACGCCGTACATTTACAGTGCGCGATGTTGAAGCACGCCAAGCCGAAGATGGAACAATGCGCTTGCGTGGATACGCCGCAGTGTTCAACGAGGCCAGCGTTCCCCTACCATTCATTGAAACAATCGCCCCTGGCGCGTTTCGTAAGACACTTAGCGAAACACCTGATGTGCGCTTGCTTATCAATCACGAAGGTTTGCCACTAGCTCGCACAAAGAATGGCACTCTTACACTTACCGAAGATGATCGCGGTTTGTATATGGATGCAACAATTGCAGATACAAGCGAAGGTCGTGACCTTTACAAGTTAGTTGAGCGCGGAGATGTTGACCAAATGAGTTTTGCTTTCCGTGTGATTCGTCAAAAGTATAATGATGATCGTTCTCAGCGCACACTTACAGAGGTTTCACTAGCAGATGGAGATGTTTCAGTGGTTACTTACCCTGCCTACCCAACAACAAGTGTTGAGGCACGCGAAGCACTACGCAAGGCAATTGATGCAGTTAAAGAAGGCCGTGAAGTTACAGGCGAATCTTTGGTTGTTCTAAATTCTATTTTTGAAGATTTAAGCGAAGGCCACGATTACATTATGAAGGCCGTTGAAATGATGGCAATGCTTACAGGTGGCGAGCCTGAAGAAGAAGTTGAAGTTGAAGTTGAAGAACCTGTTGTTGAGGAAGCGCCAGTTGAGGCAACCGCAGGCCGTTCAATTTCATTGCGCCTTGCCCAAGCAATTATCAATAACACAAAATAACTTTCTGCTGCACTCGTAGCAGATTCGAAGTCGGAGCGAATCCCACACCCTGAAAGCGCCGTGGAAAATATCGCCACCACCTCAAACCACATTCACACAACTCATTAGGAGATCACTAAATGTCATATTTTGACAATGTAGTAGAGCGCCGTGATGCAGTTAAGGCAGAAATGGATGCAGTTCTTGAGGCAGTAGCCGCAGAATCTCGCACCGACCTTACTGCAGAGGAAACCGAAAAGGTTGATGCTCTTGTAGAAGAAGCACGCGCACTAGATGCAAAGATTGAAAAGTTCACAACACAGGCAGCAGCAGATGCAAAGGTTGCAGAAATGCGCTCATCAGTTGCAGCAGTAATCACACCAAAGGTGGGCGGAGCAGTTGTTACACGCGAAGCACGCACATACAACCCTGAAGCTGAAGTTTCATTCGTTAAGGATGTTTTCAACGCACAGGTTCGCGGAGATTACAACGCACAAGAGCGTTTAGCACGCCACACAAAGGAAGAATCAATTGAGCGCCGCGCAGTTGATACATCAAACTTTGCTGGTTTGGTAATTCCTCAGTACCTAGTTGACCTTGCTGCACCATTTGCACGCGCAGGCCGTCCAACTGCAGACTTTGCAACTGCAAAGCACACACTCCCAGTAGCAGGTATGTCTCTGGAAATTTCTAGAATGACAACAGGCACATCAACGGCTGTTCAGGAGACTCAGAACACTGCAGTTTCAAACACAGATGCTGATGACACACTACTTTCTGTACCAGTACGCACAATCGCTGGTCAGCAAGACCTATCACGCCAGGCAATTGAGCGCGGAACAGGCATTGATTCATTCGTAATCGCTGACCTCATCCGTTCTTGGCACACAACAGTTGATGCTCAGGTTCTAAACGGAACAGGCTCAAACGGCCAGTTCAAGGGAATCCGCAACGCAGGTGGAAACGCAATCACTTTCACTGCAACAACACCAACAGTTGCACTTCTATATCCAAAGTTGGCTGATGCAATTCAGCAGATTCAGAGCAATGTCTTTGAAACACCAACACACTGGATTATGCACCCACGCCGTCTAGCTTTCTTGCTCGCAGCAACAGATTCAACAGGCCGCCCATTAGTAGTTCCAAATGCTAACGGTCCAATGAACGCAGCAGCAGCAGGCGCAGGAGTTGCAGCATACGCAAACACAGGTTACTCAATGCTTGGCTTGCCAATCATTGCTGATGCAAATGTTGGAACCGCTTACGGCGCAGCAACAAATCAGGATGAAATCTACTGCGTAGCAGCACCTGAAATGCACCTATGGGAGCAACCAGGTTCACCGTTTGCATTGTCATTTGATGCAACTGCACCAGGTTCATTGCAGATCAAGTCTGTTGTGTACGGCTTTGGTGCCTTCACTGCAGAGCGCTATCCAAAGGCCGCTTCAATTATTAGCGGAACTGGATTGGTAGCACCAACTTTCTAATCGAAAGTTAAAAATTGTAAGAGGCGGGTTTTTCTCCCCCGACTAACCCGCCTCTTACTTCTTAAATAATTCGGGGGAATCTATGAAGTCAGCACATAAAGTTTCAATCGGTAGTTGTGACCCAGGAACCGTTAATGGTGGGTTTGCATTTAGCCTGATTCAATTAGCGCAATCACGATCATCACGACTTGGACCGTTTATTAGAGTAAAAGGTTCAGGCCTTTTATCAAAGCAACGCAATCGCTTGGTTAAGCAATTCTTGGAAACCAAATCCGATTGGCTTTTAATGATGGATTCAGATGAACAGTTGCCTGTTGAATCATTTGATAAGTTAATTGAGGCAGCTCACGACAAAGAGCGCCCAATTGTGGCAGGGTTGGTGTTTGCCAGCTTTGAAACTGGGTTTCCATACCCACAACCTGTACCAACAATTTTTCAAGATGCCCCTGAAGGTTTCTTGCCGCTTCACAATTACGACAGAGATTCTGTTTTTCAAGTAGATGCAGCAGGAACTGGGTGCTTACTTGTTCACCGTAGCGTGCTTGAATCTATGCGCGAAAACGCAGATGAACATCAGGGAACTGATTGGTGTTGGTTTATTGATTACCCTTACAACGGAAATTGGGTCGGTGAAGATTTGACCTGGTGCCGCAGGGCTAGATCGCTTGGATTCCCAATCTATGTTCACACGGGTGCTATACTGCCTCATTCAAAGAATTATTGGTTAGACCAGCGGCAGCACGACCTTTGGAGAAATGATGAAACAATGCACACGATGCCTTGAGTCATTTCCAGCAACACTTGAATTTTTTGCTCAAAATAGAAATTCTTTAAAATCACAATGTAAAAAATGTTGCAAAGAATTGCAAAAAAAGTATGTTGAAAATAATCGTGAAAAAGTTTTATTAAGCAAAAAAGCATATTATGAAAAAAATAAAGAATCTGTAAATCTTGCTTCAAAACAATGGTACGAAAATAATATTGACAAAGCCATAAAAGCAAGAAAAAAATGGAATTTAAATAATTTGCAAAAAGTTCGGAATTATGGAATAAAAAGCAAGAATAAGCGCAGAGCAAAAAAAATAAATAATGGTTATGAAGTTTATACAATAGATCAGGTTATTAAAATGTATGGAACTAAATGCCATATTTGTAAGAATGAAATTGATTTTTCTGCGCCACGGTTAACTGGCAAAGATGGTTGGCAAAATGGCCTTCATATTGATCATTTAATTCCAATATCAAAAGGTGGAGCTGACACATTAGAAAATGTGCGCCCTGCTCACGGCTTGTGCAATGTTAAAAAAGGGGCAAAAGAGACAACAACCGCCGTTCCACAACTTGAACGCGCAATGATTTCAAAAACAGAAAAGAGACAAAGTGGCGATCGTTAACGGTTATACAACACTCAACGATGTAAAGTCAGCACTTAACATTGAAGATTCAATGGACAACGCTGCAATTGAAGTGGCTATTGCAACTGCCAGCCGAATGATTGATGATTACACTGGCCGTTTTTTTTACAAAGATGGCACAGCTTTGGCACCTGCCACCCGTTACTACACACCAACCGATTATTGGGTTTTGCCAACTGATGATTTTGTGAGCATCAGCGAAATTGCAACAGATGATAATTTTGACCGCTTGTATGGCACTGTATGGACTGCCAGCGATTCAATGTTTGAACCAGTTAACAATCCTTCACGCGGTTGGCCAATGACACGAATCTTGGCGGTTGGTTCCTATGTTTTCCCGTGGAACTTGCCACAATCAGTACGCGTTAAGGGCATCTTTGGATGGTCAGCCGTACCCGCTGAAGTCAATAGCGCAGCTCAAATTCAGGCATCTCGCCTGTTCTTGCGCCGCCAGTCACCATTTGGTATTGCAGGCTCAACCGATATTGGAACAGTGCGCTTGGCTGCCAAACTGGATGCCGATGTAGAGGCTTTATTGCGCCCTCTGCGCCGCAATAACGGGTTGGCTAAGTAATGCTACCAAGTCAGGTTAGAGATGGCTTAAAAGCCAACCTAGAGGCTATTAAGGGTATGCGTGTGTATGAGTTAGTCCCTACCGTACCTGTTGCCCCTGCCGCCATTGTCGGCCAACTTGATTTCACCTTTGATTTGAACAATGCCCGTGGTCTTGACCAGGCAAACCTAGATGTTGTTGTTTTGGTTCAGCGTTTTACAGAGCGTACTGGCCAAAACGATCTTGATAAGTACCTTGCAGGCAGCGGGGATTACTCAATCAAGGCAGCAATTGAATCTGATCTAACTCTTGGCGGTGCCTGTAACACTTTGCGTGTTACATCGGCAGAGGCTGGCGAATATGTTGCTGGCGATATCGTCTTTCTTTCATACCGTTACCGTCTCACCGTTTGGGGATAAGGAGAAAAATGAGCTACACAGTTACCTCGGACAATTTCGAGGCGAAGAAAAAGGGTGACACCATCACCGAAAAAGAATTGCTTGATCTAGGACTAAATGCAGATGCCCTAGTTGCAGGCGAACATCTAAAGAAATCAGCACCAACTAAACCAGCAACAGTAGAGGAAACAAAATAATGGCGCGTATTGTCCTAACAGATGCAAAAATTACAATCAATGGCGTAAATCTTAGCGACCATATTACGAGCGTTTCATTGAGTACCAGCGATGATGTTGTTGACACTTCAGCATTTGGTACAGGCGGTGCGCGTACCCGTGTTGCTGGCCTTGCTGATAACTCAGTAACTCTTGAATTTGCTCAAGATTATGCAGCAGCAAATGTTGAAGCAACAATTTACCCTTTGCTTGGAACAACAACAACAGTAGTTGTATCACCAACATCAACAAGCCCAGGAACTGCAACAAACCCAAGTTACACATTCTCAGCACTTGTTTCAGAGTGGCAACCACTATCAGGTGCAGTTGGAGAACTTGCAACGGCTTCAGTTACTTGGCCAATCTCAGGTGTAATTACAAAGGCGGCGGTATAAATGGCACGCATAGTTTTAACTGATGCAAACATCTTGTTTGCAAGCAACGATATTAGCCAATATGTGACTTCAGTAAGTCTAAGCACAAGTTACGATGTTATTGACACCACGGGCATTTCAACTACTGGTGCTGCTCGTACTCGCGTTGCAGGTCTTGCCGACAACTCAATTACTCTTGAGTTCAATCAGGATTTTGCAGACAATGCACTTGAAGAACTAATCAATGGCACTAATACAACAAACGGAACTGTTGGCTTAGTGGTAGCGATGCAGGTAAAGCCTACATCTGCTGCAACAAGTGCGAGCAATCCAAAATATACATTCTCAGCTTTGGTTTCTGAATGGCAGCCACTATCAGGGGCAGTTGGCGAATTAGCAACTGCATCAGTTACTTGGCCAATCTCAGGACCTATTGCAAAAGCAATTTCATAATCTACTAAGGGGGAAAAGATGGATGGATTAGCAGTTAAAGTAAAAACAACAGATGGTGTTGAGGCGGTTTACAAGTTAACCCCACGCATTATTGTTGCATTTGAACAACAGTTTGGTGCAGGTATGCCTAAGTTGCTAGGGGAGCAACAGAAAATTGAACACATTTATTGGCTTGCTTGGAAAGCCTTGCAGGTTAATGGACTTGCACCTAAACTTTTCGGACCAGACTTTTTAGACACTTTGGTAAGTGCCGAATTGGATGCTGATAGTTCTTTCGAATCCACCGCAACAGCCTAACTTATACGGTTGCTGCGGTGGCCTGCGAAACTGGCATTAGTCCAATTGATCTACTAGATGCCCCTGAAGGTATTTTTGAAGCAATGACGATTTATCTAAAGGAACGAGCTAAAGACAATGGCTGAAGAAGTAATTGTTCTTACTGGTATCAAAGAAACAATTGATAACTTAAAAGAGTTTGATAAAGATGCCGTTAAGCGCTTCAATAAAGTTATCAATACTGAACTTGCTGGCGCAGAGCGTGATGCCAAAGGTCTAATTACTGAAGAACCGCCGATGAGTGGCTGGCGCAAAGCCGATGCCACAAAAGGTAGAACTCGCGGTGGTGCGGGTTGGCCAGGGTGGAACGCTGGCGAGATTAAGTCAAAGATTACTAAGTCAAAAGCACAAGGCAAAGTTAGAGGCGATTACACAACAAGTGCTGGTGCTTTGCTCAATAAATCTGCAGCAGGTTCAATCTTTGAAGTTGCAGGAAAGAAAACTAAACCAGGTTTAGGTGGCGGTTCAAGTGGCCAATTTCTGCGCACACTTGGCAACAGATTTGGTAAGGCTTCGCGTGTAGTATGGCGCGTTGTAGATAAAGACAGAGCAAAGATTGAAGCAAATGTAGCGCGTGCTTTAGATGATGCTAAAGCCGAACTACAGAAACATTTGAACAGAGAGCGAGACTAACAATGGCAGTTGGCGCAGTTGTAGCCCGCATCCTCACCCAATATTCTGACAAAGGTTCAAAGGCTGCTCAAAAAGACATTAACAAACTTGGTAAAAAGTTTGATGACTTTGCAAAGAAATCAGCAAGAGCATTTGGTGTAGCCGCTGCAGCATCTGCAGCCTTTGCCATCAAGATTGGCAAAGATTCAGTTCAAGCCGCAATTGCAGATCAAAAATCTCAGGTTTTGCTTGCTAACTCTTTGCGTAACACAGTTGGCGCAACAGATAGCGCTATTGCAGGTGTTGAAAGCTACATAACTTCGCTACAAAAGCAATTCTCTGTTGTAGATGACGATTTGCGCCCTGCATTGGGTCGGTTGACGGCTGCCACTGGGTCATTGAGTACCGCCCAAGCATTACTAGATACCGCACTCAATGTAAGCGCCTCATCAGGTGCTGACCTTTTAAGTGCAACCGATGCGATTATTAAAGCATCAGCGGGGCAGTTTAGAGCGTTAAAGAAACTTGTACCAGGTTTGAGCAATGCAACTGTAAAGTCTAAGGATTTTGCAGCAGCTCTTGAAGAAGTCAACAAGCAAACCGCAGGGGCGGCAGCAACCCGCGCCAATACTCTTGAATTTCGCTTAAAGGGCTTACAGATTGCTTTTGGCGAGGTGCTTGAAACTCTTGGTTATGCACTTTTGCCAGTTATGGAAAAGTTTGCAAGGGTTTTGGCTACCGATCTTTTACCTAAATTTGAAGCATTTGTTAACTTGAACAAAGATAAATTTGCAATAGGTCTTGAAAAGGCCGCTCAATTGATGCTTAACCTTTTCACCGCTGCGGTTGCGTTTGGCGATTGGGTGGCTAACAACACCTCAACAATCAAAACTCTTGCAGTCATTCTTGCAACTATGTGGGCAACTTCAAAGGTGTATAACTTTGCTAAGGCCGTTGGCGCAGTTACTTTGGCGTTTAAGGGTATGCAGATTGCAGCATTGGGTGGCACCGCCGCTGGCGCTGCAGGGGCAGTAGGTGGCACCGCTGCTGCTGCCGCTGGTGCAATTCCAATTGCAATTGCAGCAGGCATTGGCTTACTCACACTTGGACTTTCAAAGATCAGCCCAGGGGAAAAGGCACGCGCAAAGGCACGAACTGCAGCGGGTGTTATGGGTTCCAACCTGCCAATGTCACCATCTGCATTAGATGTTATGAATGGCGTTAAAGGTTCAGGGGCAACTGGCGGTAGCAGTTCAGGCAACGCACTCAAGGCTTTCCTTGATGCCCTCAATAAGAACACAACGGCAGTTAAGAAAAACACAAAGACTGCATTTGACATTGCAACAGAAAATGCAATGAAGGAACTTGCCGCCCGCCAAAAGGCGCTTTCAGGTTCAGCTTCAATTGCAATCGGCGGTGGCGGCAAAGTTTATGGTACCCGCAATGACTCTGGCAAGATTCAAGTAAATGTAAATGCAGGCAATGTAATTGGTTCAGCCGATGCACTTATTGAGGCAGTTCAAAATGGCCTAGAAACTGCAAACCGCCGCAATGGTCGTGGTGGTGGAGTTGGACGATTTGGAACGATGGTTACAGTCTAATGCCAGCATTTGATGGAGTAACCTCGCCAAGCATTGCGGTTCAATTCCTTAAAAGCGGAGTTTGGACTTCAGTTACAACAAGTGATGTTGTTCAGATTGACATTCGCCGTGGCCGTGAGCGTGCAGATTTACGCGATCAGGCAGGTTTTGCCAGCATTGTTTTTAACAACACTAGCGGTGCTTATGACCCTGACAATGTAACCACTAGCCCGTGGGTTGTTGGTGGTTCAAGCATCTTGCGTGATGGTTTGCAAATGCGAATTGTGGCAACTTGGAACTCAACGGCTTACCCGTTGTTTTATGGATTCCTTGAAAATAATTACACAAATCAAGGTTACTTGCCCAATGTAACAATGACTTTTTATGATGGCATTGGCTTCATCGCTGATGCTTTCGCGCCAGCTCTTGCCACCGCCGCCAACTCTGAAACGGCTGCAAATCGAGTTGGCAGAATGTTGACAATTGCAGGGTGGCCAACAGGGGCTGCGCGATCACTTACAGGTTCAGTTACTATGCTTGCAACTGTTCAAAATCGCGGATGTATGGAAGCAATTACCGAGGCAGTTGATGCTATTGCTGGGCGTTTTTACATTTCAAAATCAAATGTAGCCACGCTGGTACCGCTGGCCGATAAGTTTAGCCGTCCAACTCAGTTACTTTTTAGCGATTCAAACGCTGCTAATACTGTTCCATATACAGATTTGATTACAAACCCAGGCACAAAGTATGTTGTTAATCAAGCAATTATTATGCGCGGCGATAACAATCAGGTTACATCTACTTTTAACCCAAGCAAAAATGCTTATGGTGTAGTGAAAAAAGAAATCTTTGCACCTGTTGATACAGATTCCAACGCAACAAATTTAGCTTTGTATGAGTCACGCAAAAACGCTTTACCTGAAACCTACATTGAGCGCATTGAATTTAACGGCCTTGTAGTGGCTAAAAATGGGTTGCTTTATCCTGATTTCTTATCAACAGAGTTAGCCGATCAGGTCAGCGTTCAGCGCACAACCTATGATGGCCGTTCTTTGCAATGGAACCTAGTGGTTGAAGGTATGAAGCACACCATTACTCAAAGCAATTGGATTGTTTCTTTCAATACATCCGATATTAACCCTTATAGCATTACCATCTAGGGGGAACAATGCCTTTATGCCCGCAAATCACTAACACGCCAATCACGGTTACACAAACTGCAGACTTTACAGTTTCCAGCGTGTTGCCAGTTGTGGCGGCAACTACAGAGCAACTTGATGATGTAGTCGTTCTTGTTGATGGCAAAACAAAGGCTTATTACCAAACAACTGCCCCAACTTCAGGTATGACCGAAGGCGATATTTGGTTTGATACCGATGATGGCTACAAGTTGTATTACTACACAGGTTCAGCGTGGACTTCGGTTCAAGATACTTCAATTGCCGCCGCCCAGTCAGCCGCTACTGCAGCGCAGACTACGGCAGATGGCAAAAACAAGATTTACCGACAGGGAACTACACCAACAGGAACATTTGCAGTTGGTGATCTTTGGTTTAACACGGCAAACGACAATGCTATTTCCCGCTGGGATGGTTCATCTTGGGTTGCTAACACTCTTGGCAACAACGCCCTTGCAAGCATCTCAGCCAGCAAAATTACCGCTGGCACAATTGATGCTTCAGTTATTACTGTTTCAAACATTAACGCTGGCAATATCTCAACTGGCACTTTGGCTGCAGCTCGAATTGCTGCTAACTCACTTGATGCTTCAAAGATTGTTGCAGGTTCAATTACTGCAACTCAAATTTCATCATCATATGTATATGCAGGAACAATTGCCGCTGGAAACATTACAACTGGAACATTGAGTTCAACTGTTTCTCTTTCTGCAGTTTCAGGAACTATTGGCGGTTTTACGCTTGCCTCAACTTATCTCAGCGGTTCAGGTGGATTTACACTTTATTCAAATGGAACAATTGACGGTGGCAACGCAAACACTTTATTTTATGGTTATGTAAATGTTGGTGGCGGCTCACCTACTGGTGATCGTTTTCAGGTTAGCGGCACATCAAACTTTAATGGCACTTTAACTGGCCTTGATATAAGAGCAAATGGTGATTTGTTTGCTGCTGGCCATTCAACAACTACTAATACGCCCCAAGCCTATGTATTTCAAACAGGTGGCCGTATAGCTCGCTCAACTTCATCATCAGAGCGCTACAAGGAAAACATTGTTGATTTATCACAGGTGCCTGAACTAGACCCAAAGAAATTACTTGATTTGCCAGTTCGTGCATTTACATACAAAGAAGGCGAACTGCCTGAAACAGATGATCGTCACCAGCAACTTATTCCAGGCTTTATTGCTGAAGAAGTTGATGCGATTTACCCAGTTGCAGCCGATTATGTTGATGGCCCTGAATCTTGGAATGATCGAATGATTGTACCAGCATTGCTTTCACTTGTGCAGGATTTGTATAAAGAAGTTCAAACACTCAAGGGGGAATAATGGAACAAGAGATAGACATTCAAGAAGTCTTAAAAAATATGCGTGAAACTATCGGCGTACTCGCCCAAGAAAACGCAGTTTTGAAAGCACAACTCACCACTAACTCATAACGGGAGAACCGCGCAAATGACCGCACCAACTTGGGCTGGCCTAATCGTATCTATCATTGCAATCGTGTCTGCATTTGCAGGCTCAGTGCGATGGCTGGTAAAGCATTACCTTTACGAGCTAAAACCCAATTCAGGCAGTTCAATGCGCGACTCAATCAACCGACTTGAAGCGCAAATGGAGATTGTTCTAGACATATTGGGGAAGAAATGAAACTAGCAAAGAAGGCAACACCAGCGGCAGTGGCAGTGCTTCGCCAAGCCACCGCCCTGAAGCCATTGCGCAAGAAGTTATCTGATGGCCTTTTGCCATCTGCCGCCCATCAAAAGCAAAATCCAAATTCCGATCACAATACTGGTCTAGCCGTTGACCTTACCCACGACCCTAAGCACGGTATTGATTGCGCTGACATCTTTGAAAAGCTGAAAGATGATAAGCGCGTTGATTACTTAATTTTCAACGGCTTTATTTGGTCAAAGGCAAAGGCCAAGCAAGGCAACCGCAAATACACAGGTTCCAACCAGCACACCAAGCACCTTCACATTTCAATCAAGGCAGAGTTTGCCGCCGACACTTCACCGTGGTTTTGGTGGATGAACCAGCCAAGCATTGTTACGCAGGTGGGTGCTAAAATGCTTCCAGTTCCTGCTAAAAAAGCCTACAAAACACCAACTTGTACCTGTTGCAAGGTTCACAAGTAAAACAAGGGAGTCACATAATGGAACAATTCAAGCAAGTAACACTTTCCTGGTTCCGCGCAGCAGCAGCGGCAGCAATCGCCCTATATCTTGCAGGCGAGACTGATCTAAAAACTCTTGGAATGGCAGCGCTTGCAGGTGCCGCTGGTCCAATCTTGAAGTGGTTAGATTCTTCAGCAACAGATTTCGGCAGAGGCTCAAAGTAATCAACCCCTAGTTTTTGGAGCAAATAAATGGCAGCAGGTACCTTAGATTTCACGATTGAACAAGGGGCAACTTTTAATCTTCTTTTAACTTGGAAAATTGACAATGTTGCAGTTAATTTAACTGGGTACACTGCTCGTTTGCAGGCACGCGTTGATGTTGAAGAAATTGAAACAGTTTTAAGCCTAACAACTTCAAATGGCGGCATCACTCTTGGTGGCGCATTGGGAACAATCAGTTTAGATCAAACTGCAGTGCAAACAACACTTTTGCCTGCAGGTACCTATGTTTATGATCTTGAACTAATCGCTTCAAATGGAACAGTTACACGCTTGGTGCAGGGCGAACTTGATATTAGCGCAGAGGTGACTCGATGAGTTCAATTGTTTATGTATCTTCAAGCACCACCGATGTAATTGCTGAAATTGCCTCACCTGCCGAAGTAATCATTTCAAACCTTCAAGGACCGCAAGGTTCTTCAGGACCTGCAGGTGCTACTGGAGCTACAGGTCCAGTTGGTGCTACAGGTGCAAGTGGACCCGCAGGTGTTACAGGTCCAACAGGCCCACAAGGTGTTTCAGGTCCAACAGGTGCTACAGGTCCAATTGGTGTCACAGGCCCAGTTGGTCCAACAGGTTCAACAGGTCCAATCGGCGCTACTGGTCCACAAGGTATTCAGGGAATTCAAGGTGAAGTTGGCGTAACTGGTCCAATTGGTGCTACAGGTCCAGTTGGTGCAACAGGTGCCGTAGGTGTTACTGGTCCAATTGGTGTTACGGGTCCAGTAGGTGCTACAGGTCCAATCGGTGCTACAGGTCCAGTTGGAGCAACAGGCCCACAAGGTATTCAAGGCGAAGTTGGCGCTACTGGTCCAACAGGTTCAACAGGTCCAACAGGTGCTGATTCAACAGTGCCAGGACCAACAGGTGTTACAGGTCCAATTGGTGCTACTGGTGCCACTGGTCCTATCGGTGCCACGGGTGTTAGCGGTCCAACAGGTGCTACTGGTGCTACAGGTCCTCAAGGCTTTTCAACAGGTCGTTTTTACTATTTCAACGAATCAATAACTGAATTAACTGGTTACAAGCAACTTGGCACTGAACCAACAACTGCTGCAATGGCAACTGTTACAAACTCTGTTGCAGGTAACGCAACTGAACTAATGCAGCAATACATCAGCGAGCCATTTGGTTTTACGCTGATTCCTTCAGGCGCTCAACGCTTTTCGCTATTCTTTAACAAGCCAACAAACGGTTCAGATGTTTATGTTTTTGCACGCTTAAAGTTGGCAGATAATTCAGGAACTGTTCTTGCCACAATTGGCGATACTGATGCAGTTCTTATTCCTTACGATGGCACAAACCCAATGCTTACTCAGCTTGAGATTGTGTTGCCAAGTTCGGCAGTATCTGCAACAGATCGTATGATTGTTGAACTCTATGCTCGCAATGATGATAGTGGCGCTCGAACAATTAACTTCTTTACTGAAGGCTCGCAACATTATTCATTTGTAATCACATCATTGCAAGCCGTTGAAGGCCCTGTTGGTCCAACTGGCCCAACTGGTGCTACTGGACCTATTGGTGCAACGGGTGCTACAGGTCCAACTGGACCTATCGGTGCTACTGGTGCAAGCGGTGCTGACTCAACCGTTCCTGGCGCAACTGGTCCAACTGGACCAATCGGTGCAACTGGACCTGTTGGTGCAACTGGACCTGCAGGTGTAGATGGTGCAACGGGTGCCACTGGCCCAATCGGTGCCACTGGCGCTACAGGGCCTGCAGGCATTGATGGTGCCACTGGCCCAGTCGGTCCAACAGGTGCAACTGGACCTGTTGGTGCAACTGGCCCACAAGGAATTCAAGGCATCCAGGGAGATGTCGGCGTTACTGGCCCAATTGGTGCTACTGGACCTGTTGGAGCCACTGGACCGCAAGGAGTAACAGGTGATGTTGGACCTACTGGCCCTATTGGTGCCACTGGCGATGTTGGGCCTACTGGTCCTATTGGAGCAACTGGACCGATAGGTGCTACTGGACCTGCGGGTGCTACTGGCCCTGCAGGCGCGACTGGTGCTACTGGACCAGTTGGTGCAACTGGTGCAACCGGTGCAACCGGTGCAACTGGACCGCAAGGCCCTGTTGCCTTAAATTTGCAAGAGATAAACACAAACTACACATTGCCAACTGGTTATAATGCTTACAGTGTTGGACCAGTTTCTATTGCAACAGGAATATTAGTAACAGTTCCTTCAGGTGCTACCTGGAAAATTAACTAAGGAGAAAAATGAGTACATTAAAAACAACAAATTTGCAGAGTTTAACTGCTGCAAATCCAGCAATAGTCCTTGGTTCATCCAATGGTGCGGCATATGCGGGAACACACGATTTTACAGGTGCTACAGTAACGGGTGTTGGATCACCTGTTTATGGACTCTTTACGAAAGCAAACACTTTTTCAGTTGCCTTCACTAAAACAGCTGCTGGAACTGCTCAAATTAAAGCAGGTACTTATGTAGATGTAAATGGAACACTAATTACATTTGCTAGTGCAACATCAATTACAATGCCAACTTTAACTGCTGGCACTGATTACTTTATTTATGTATCAACCGCTGGGGTAATACAGGCGGTAGCAGCAACAGGCACTTGGCCAACTGCCGTGGCCTCACCCCCTGCCAGTTCTCGCCTTATCGGTGGATTTCATTATGCCCCAGGTGGCAATGCAACAGGTGTTGCAGGTGGCGATACAACGCCTGCAATTAACGAATACTCAATGTGGGATTTGAAGTGGAAGCCAGCATCAGATGACCCACGCGGTATGACACTTGTATCTAATAAATTTTGGTCAGATATTTATATGCTCAATCGTGACCCACAAACTAATGGAACTTCTCGTAACAACATTGCTATTGCAGATGGTGAAACTGGTGGAACAACTACTTGCATTATTCCAACTGCCTTTGGTGGAAACGGCTCAAGCCGTTATTCCATTCAAGATTGGTGGAGTACAAGCGAGGCTCTAAGTGCATTTGGAAAGCGTTTACCCACATATGGTGAGTTTTCAACACTTGCTTATGGAGTAACTGAAAATGTTTCTCGCGGAAATGACCCTGTTACCACTGGACTTGGAACTACAAATACTGGTTCATCAAATACTGATAACAAGTTCACTTCTAAATGGGGAGTAATTCAAGCCGCAGGTGTTCTTTGGGTTTGGGCGCACGATTTTGGCGGTCCTTACGCCGCTGCATCTTGGGCAAATAATAATGGTGGGCGAGGTAATACTTATAACCTTCCTAATGCTGCTATCTTGGGTGGGCACTGGAGTGGTACTTCGAATTCCGGTTCACGGTCATCGCTTTGGGACGACTCCCCTTCTGACTCGGACAGCAGCATTTCAGGTCGCGGCGTTTGTGACCACTTGAGCCTTGCGTAGCGAGCGATAGCGAGCATTACAATTCAATCTATTAAGGAGAAATAAATGAAACTTTCAGAAACCCACGCTTCAACCTTAGCGATAGATGTGCTACAAAAAGCCATTGAATCACTATCAGGTGGTGCAACTGCAATTGAAGATGCAATAATTGCGGTAAATGCAGAGCAAGAGGCTGCGTTATCTGAGTGAGCCTACGACACGATCAGATGGTTATAGTTGAAAAATATGAAACTTTTCTCAACTATTTCTATCCAGTTGTGCAAAATATCCCAAGAGTTCACGGAACTGCAAAAGATATGCTTACAAGAGATTTATTAGGACAAGTTAATCTTTTTCTCATTGCTGGGAAATCAGGGCAAATTAGCAGGTTATATGAAGCTGATGCGGGTTTAGCAAACTTGCGGTTTTGGCTTCGTTTTATGTCAAATCCTTCAAGAAAAATTATAACAATAAAACAACATCAGATTGGGGAAGTTATGTTATCTGAAGTTGGCAAAATACTAGGTTCTTGGATAGAGCGTAAGCAAAATCCAAGTAAGGAATAAATGGGATTGCTGCTATCTTGGGTGGGAACTGGAATGAAACTTCGAATTCCGGTTCACGGTCATCGAATTGGAACAACTCACCTTCTAACTCGAACAACAACATTTCAGGTCGCGGCGTTTGTGACACAAAAAATTATGACTCTAGTTCTGCAAGGTTCTAGGTCGGCTATAAAAAGTGGTCAGCCAATTATTCCTGCTTCGGCAAATACATTGATGGGGTCTGCCATAAGGGGGAGTAATTTACAATGAAACCCCTAGGCAGCGTCAATGGGTAAAAAATACAAAAATCTTTATTCACGGATTATTGCTCAGGATAATTTACAAGCTGCTTACAAAAAAGCATCTGCTGGAAAAAAGAATAGTCACGGATATTTAGTATTTAAGGAATATGCTCAAGCAAATTTATATAGGCTTGGTGAGGAATTACTTAATAAAACTTGGCAACCTGATCCATATAGAAATTTTACTATTTATGAGCCAAAGCAACGCTCAATAGGGGCACCAACTTTTTCAGATAGAATTATTCATCATAGTTTAGTTGCAATTATTGAGCCGATATTTGATGCAACATTTTTGCCATATTCTTTTGCCTGTCGCAAAGGTAAGGGCACACACGCGGGTGTTAATTATGTGCAATCTCAATTACGCAAACATAATTATAAATATTTTCTTAAAACAGATTTTAAAGCATATTTTCCTAGTATTGATAGAGCAATCCTTCATAAACAATTCGCTAAAAAGATATCTTGTAAAGATACATTAGACTTATTGGCAAAGATACTTCCACCCGAGGGCAAAGGTGTGCCGATAGGGGCATTGACTTCGCAATTATCTGCTAATATTTACGGCAATATCCTTGATCAATATTTACATCATACGCTTAAGGTTCCTTTTGCTAGATATATGGATGATGTGATAGTTCTTGGAAATGACATTCAAGAACTAAAACAAATAAAATTAAAAATTGAAAAATTTGCATTTGATGAAATGCTTATGACAATCTCACGATGGCAAGTATCTTCAGTAAATCGTGGTATTAATTTTCTAGGTTATCGTATATGGCCAAAGCATAAATTAATGAGAAGGTCATCAGTAACTAGGGCAAAAAGAAAAATACGCAAATATACTAAAGAAGGCGATTTGCAATCTTTATCGTCTTTCATAGGCGCTTGGAAAGGACACGCTACTAAAGCCGATAGTGCTAATTTAAGGCGATACCTTAATAATCAATATGAAGTTGTTATAAATATGCAAAAATTTAAGTCACAACCAAAGCCTACTAGGGCAAGTATGTTACAATCACTTTTAGGCTAAATTTCGGGGGAATCAATGCGTTTTCACATTGTGGCACTGCCACACACACAGGTAACAAAAGAGTTCGCAGGATGCGCCTTTACTGAAAAGGTCCGCCGATTCTGCATAATGATGCACGATCTTGGCCACGAAGTATTCTTGTATGCAGGTGAAACCGTTGAGGCACCAGTTACTGAACTGATTACTTGCGTGGGTGAACTTCAGCGCAAAGCAGCGGTTTCAAGGGTTGCTCACTATACGCAATTTCCATTTGAAGGCTATCTTTGGAATACATTTAATGCAAAAGCAATTAAAGAAATTGGCAAGCGCATTGAAAAGGAAGATTTCATCTGCCTCATTGGCGGCAGCGCACAAAAGCCAATTGCCGATGCCTTTCCTGCCCATTTGTCCGTGGAGTTTGGCGTTGGCTACGGCGGCGTGTTTGCCAAGTATCGGGTCTTTGAGTCCTACGCCTGGATGCACTCAATCTATGCAGGGTGGAAAAACCCAACAACGGCAGATGGCCAGTTTTATGATGCAGTAATCCCAGGGTATTTGGAACCTGAAATGTTCCCACTAGGCGATGGCTTAGGTGATGAAAATGGCGAGTATTACCTGTTTATTGGCCGCTTGATTG